AGGCCTTGAAAGAGGCTTACGCAGGCAGGAAGACTAACAAGAAGACAAACAAGCTGGCTATGCACTACAAATGTGCATGTTGCAAGAAAGAGTTTGTAGCAGCTGATGTACAGGTTGATCACATCCTACCTGTTGTCAATCCAAAGACAGGGTTTACAACATGGGAAGAATATATTGATAATATGTTCTGTGAGAAGAACAACCTGCAAATTCTCTGTAAGCCTTGCCACTCAGTAAAGACACAAGAAGAGAAAGACGAAAGGAAAGAATATGGCAAGACCAAAGGGCAGCAAGAACCAGCCAAAGCCAAGCCTGCCAGAAAGCGTACAACCAGAGCAAAGTGAACAACTTGTCTTGTATGTTGTTAACTATTGGGTTCCCTTTCCAGCTAGTGAGTATGGTGGTATGCAAGTGGTAGTGGCTAAGGATGATGAAGAGTGTTATAAGCTAATTGCTGAGAGTGACGACATGGAAATGAAACACCACAAACAAGCAGAAGAGCTTATCAGGGCACGTATCAAGAAGGCTTCACGGTTTACTCTTGATGGTGCATATGTCCCAGAGATGGTGAGGAGCTTTACAACATGATATTGAACTTAATCAAAGAGAACGAGGACGGGGGCGCAGACTTTGACATGACCCTCTCTCCTCTAGAAGTACAGGCAATGGTAAACCTTGGCCTAATCACAGTGTTAAAACGAGCAATTGAAGAAGGAAAAGAATATGTCCCAAGTGAGCCTAGTGTGGGTGACGCCGAAAGCGGAGGAGCTTATTGCTCGTATGGCCCGTGTATCAAATCCGGCAAACCAGAACAACCCTGCATCTGCGCCGAAACTGTTAAAATACCTTATTGACAACAAGCACTGGAGCCCTATGGAGATGGTGGGAATGTGCCTTGAGATTCAAACAACAAGAGACATTGCTCGTCAAATCCTACGTCACCGAAGCTTCTCCTTTCAAGAGTTTAGCCAACGTTATGCTGTTGCCCAAGGCTTTGAATACAGTGAGCCACGCTTGCAAGACCACAAGAACAGGCAGAACAGCTTAGAGACAGATGACAGAAGTTTGGCTTATTGGTGGGAAGGTGCTCAAAGACGTGTGTTGGATGAAGCTAAGTTTATGTATGAGAGTGCATTGGCTAAAGGCATTGCTAAAGAACAAGCCCGTAAGCTGCTCCCAGAAGGCATGACACAAAGCAATATGTACATGAATGGAACCCTGCGTTCTTGGCTACATTATGTTGATATTCGTACCGATGTTGCAACACAGAAAGAGCATCGTGAGGTTGCAGAGCAGATTCGTGGTATAATGTTTGAACAGTTTCCAACAATCAAGGAGATGATGAATGGATGAACGACAAATCATTGATGACATTCTAGATGAGTTTGACTTCGGTAAAGTATTACATGTCATGGAGCTTCTAGAATGGAAATGGGGAGGTATTAGCAGCCCTCCTGAAGTGCCCTCTCTCGGAGAGCTTCGTAAATGTGCTAGACGCTTGATGAACTATTGCATAGGACATGAGACATATAAAACATCTACAGGCGGGCTCCATGTGACTAAGGAAACCTTTGATGAGTTGCCTTACTACTCATTGAAGTTTGTAGTGACAGAATGGAATAATTACGACTAACACTTCTGCCCTTAGCTCAGCTGGATAGAGCACTTGCCTTCTAAGCAAGCGGTCAGTGGTTCAAATCCACTAGGGCAGACCAAACAAGGAGAAAGACATGGGAAAGAAACATTTAACAATGCGTATGGTGGAAATGGATGATGACTACCAACAGCTACAACAAACAGAAGTAACAGTTCAGTTCAGTGATGAAGCAGCTTGGCATGAGATGTTGCCCTTCTTCCTTCACTTCCTTGAAGGCGCTGGATACCTCGGTGTTGTTAACAAGATGACAGATTTAATTGAAGGAGATGTGTATGACAGTGACACGTTCATTAAACCATTTGCTTGGGAACCAGAGAATGAATAAGTATTACAGCCGTAAGTGGCTCAACAAACAAGGCACTGGCTTCATTGAATGCACCTTTGATGACAGCAACGGCTCTGCATACAAAGAATCTCATGTTAAGTTTGGTGATTGTAATCGTATGGTTACCATTGACTTTAGCATGTACTCGAAGAAAGACAAGGCTGACAAGATGCAGAAAATCACCCTCATGATTGACGAGCTTATTGCCCTTAAGGAGCAGCTGGAGAAAGTGGAGATTAAGAAATGAGGATATTAGTCATTCCTGATACTCAGGTCAAAGAAGGCGTTCCAATGGAGCACCTTACATGGGCTGGTAAAGCTATCTGTGAATACAAGCCTGACGTTGTTGTACACATTGGGGACCATGCAGATATGCCTAGTCTCTCAAGCCATGACATCAAGGGCAGTAAGTATTTTGAAGGCTTGCGTTACCAGAAGGACATTGAGGCAGCTAAGGAGGGTATGAGGCTCCTTCTAGCACCTCTTAGAGAGCTTCAGAAGACCCAGAAAGACACCAAGCACAAGGTTTATAAGCCCCGTATGGTGCTCACCCTTGGAAACCACGAGCAGCGCATCCACAGGGCTGTAAACAACAACCCAATGCTTGAAGGTCTAATCTCCACAAAGGACTTGGAATATGAGAAAGATTGGGAAGTGCATGAATTTCTTAAGCCTGTGTTTATTAATGGTGTTGGCTTTAGTCACTATTGGCCTGTTGGGGCTATGGGGCGTCCTGCTGCTTCTCCCGCTGCTATTATTAGCAAGCTGCATATGTCTTGCGTGGCGGGTCACCAGCAAGGAAAATCTATTGCATACGGGAAGAGAGCTGATGGTAAGCCTATCTGTGCTATTATCGCTGGTAGCTATTATCTACACGATGAAGGGTATATGGACCAACTGAGCAACCGCCATTGGCGAGGCTTGTTGGTAATGAATGAGGTGGAAGATGGACACTTTGACGAAATGTTCCTCTCCATCGAGTATTTGAGCAAGAAGTATGGAGAGCCAGTATGAGCTTAACAGTTCATGACATAGCAGACTTGCTCAGACGTGAAGACTGTGTTACAATCTTGGAGCTGTTAGACATTGACAGTGACGAGCTTGTAAACAGGTTCATGGATGTAATTGAAGACAAGGCAGATAGGATTGAGAAGGAGCTGTTATGACAGATGATGTAACTAAGTTCTGGGATGCCCTGAGAGACAAATGGCCCCACCCTGTCCTTCCTCTGTCTAAAATTCATTTACATGATCAGCTAGAACTGGTTCAAGCAATTAACACAATTCTCCAAATTATAAATAAGAACGGACAACAAAAATGAGAAACCTGCTGACAAAGAAGACTTCATACACGTTTGACTATCCAGAGGCTTTGGCCTTTGCAGACAAACAGAATGGTGTCTTCTGGACTTTTGATGAGATTGACTTAGAGAAGGATGTGCATAGCATCTTAACCGACTTCACCCCTGCTGAGCGTCATGGTGTTACAACGGCCTTGAAGCTGTTCACCAAGTATGAACTGATTGTTGGTAATGAATATTGGTCTGGTGTTGTTAAGCCCAGCTTCCAGCATCCTGACATTGAGCTGATGGCTGATGCCTTCTGTTATTTTGAGAGCAACGTACATGCCCGTTTCTACAACCGTATCAATGAGTTGTTAGGTCTTGCAACAGAAGAGTTCCACCATTCATGGCAATATGACCCTGTGTTGGCTAGTCGCATTGACTACCTCGACAGCATTGTTAGCGGTAAAGACTTGCCCTTGTCATTGGCTGTGTTCTCCTTGATGGAAGGCTGTGTTCTCTATTCCAGCTTTGCCTTCTTGAAGCACTTCCAGAGCAATGGTAAGAATAAGCTGAGCAACTTGGTAGCAGGTATCAACTTCTCTGTACGTGATGAGAACATCCACCACGAAGGCAGCTCATGGCTTTTCCGTACTTACATGGAAGAGAACAAGGTGGACAAGGCTTGGATGCAAGAGCGAGTGAATAAGGCTGCTAGAGCTTTGGTAGACCATGAGCACCGCATTGTAGACCTTTTGTTCTCACAAGGAGACATTGAAGGAATTAATGCAACAGCCATGAAAGCTTTTGTTAATTCTCGTGCTAACATCTGCTTGAGCAACTTAGGTTTTGATCCTCTCTTTGACGAAGAAGGTGATACAATCTCTGAGTGGTTCTACTTGGGTATTAGTACTTCTACTATCCACGACTTCTTTGCCAAGGTTGGCAATCAATACAATCGTAAATGGAATGAAAAGGGCTTTGTATGGTAATCGAGAATAAGTATGAGTTTCTTAGTGCTGAGCGTAAGCGTCTTCAGCAACAAGGCTTACTCCCTGAATGGTATCAAACAGGAGGCTGGGGCCTCTTCAAGAGCAAATATATGGAGGGAAGCACTTCCTTCAAACATCGTGCAGAACAAATTGCAGAGACAGCTGCTAAACATGCCCCTAAAGACGGTACAGATTGGAAAGGTAAATTTTATGAAGTTATATGGAACGGCTGGCTTAGCCCTTCAACGCCTACGTTGGCTAACCTTGGCACTGCTAAAGGGATGCCTGTGGCTTGCAGTGGGCAGTATATTGGTGACAGCGTTGCTGACTTTTATGGCGAGCTTCTTGATACAGCTGTGCTTACTAAAAACGGCTTCGGTACTAGCGGCTATCTGGGAGACATTAGACCCCGAGGCTCCCAAATCGGTACTGGTGGCACTGCTTCGGGAGTATTGCCAGTCTTTCAAACGTATGTAGATGCCATGAAGCGAGTGACACAGGGTGTTGCTCGTAGAGGTGCATGGGCTGGTTACTTGCCTATTGATCATCCAGACTTCAATGAGTTGGCTGATTGGGTTAAGAACAATCCAGATGATGCTAACGTAGGCTGGACAGTGAGCAAGGAGTTTATGGAAGCTCTTGATTCAGGCCATCCAGAGGCTGTAGAGCGTTATCAGAAGGCTTTGAAGCTGAAGATGCTGACAGGTAAGGGCTACTTCTTCTTCACCGATAAGGTGGCTGAGGCTCGTCCAGAGGCTTATAAGCAGCATGGATTGGATGTTAAGGCTTCTAACCTATGCACTGAGATTATGTTGCATAGCGGAGAGACAGAGACATTCACATGCATCTTGGCTTCTATGAACCTAGAGAAATACCGTGAGTGGAAAGACACAGATGCTGTGTTTGTTGCCACTGTGTTCCTCGACTGTGTGACCAGTGAGTTCTTGTCTATGGCTAAGGGGAAACGAGGCTTTGAGAAGGCCATTGCAAGCACCAAGAAGAGCCGTGCATTGGGCTTAGGTGTGTTAGGCTGGCATTCGTTGTTGCATAAGGAAATGATTCCTTTTGATGACTACAAGGCTCGTAAGCTTAACATCGACATCTTTAAACAGCTTAACAAGGACTCTGAACGTGCAAGCCAATACCTCGCAACCACTCTTGGTGAACCTGAATACTGTAAAGGACTTGGGCTGCGAAACACTCACCGATTGGCTGTTGCACCTACAATGTCAACCTCCCAACTCATGGGTGGAGTATCCCAAGGGATTGAACCCTTCATTGGTAATGTCTTTGTACAACAAGGTGCAGGAGGTGAAACCATCCGTGTAGTGCCTGAGCTGCTAGAGATTATGAAGCGTGAAGGTGTGTATAGCCGTGAGACGTTGTTAGACATTGCTAGTCATGACGGCTCTGTTCAACACTTGTTCTGGCTCACTGATGCAGAGAAGAAGGTGTTCTTGACAGCCTTTGAGATTGATCAATATGCTTTGTTGCAACAAGCTTCAGAGCGTCAGCGTCTTCTCTGCCAAGGACAGTCAATTAACTTATTCTTCGGTGCTGATGATCCAGAAGAATATATCAGTGCTGTTCATAAGTATGCCTTCAAAGATGCTAACATCTTGAGCTTATATTATGTACGTACCAAGGCAGGCGTTAGTGCCAGCTCTGGTGAATGTGTAGCTTGTCACGCTTAAGGAGAAAAGATGGAAACAATTATCGTTTATAGCAAGGAAAACTGTCCAGCATGTGTGCAGCTCAAAGAACGACTTACAAAGGAGGGGGAACCCTTCTCTGAGGTTGTTGTAGGAGTGGACATGACACAGGAAGACTTCCGTGCTAAGTTCCCACAGGTTCGTTCAATGCCACATATGGAGATGACATGATTGTAATTAAACTTAGACAAGGTATTGGCCTTGACATTGAATTCAATGAAGACATCTGCCACATCATTGAAGGAGAGAAGGAAGGAGAAGATGAGTTTGTTGCCTATTCTGGTGTCATCATCAAGCTACCCTTCATATCAATCTACATCGGAGACTTCTACGATTTAGAATAAAAAAGGCCCCTTAATTGGGGCCTTCTTATGTCTGCTTAGATGTTAATCGTTAACAGCCATTCCTCTTAGTTCAATCCTAACAGGCTCTGGTTTTGTCATTCTATTATACTCTTCAATTACCTGAGCTGCCGTAATGCTGCCTTCTTTAGAAGCTCTCTTAGTCAGTGTAGCACCTAGTTGTCTAGCAATCTCAGGACGTGAGCGCATAAGGGCATTCATGGCATTAACACCACTCTCTGAATACAGAGCAGCAACAGCAGGGACAATCAAAGAAGCAGCCCCAGCCACTGCTGGATTAGAAGCTATTGAATATGCTCCTATGTTACTCAGGGCAAGACGGCCCTCAAGGCCTGCTTCTTTAGAAGGAACCATCACATCAACAGCCGATTCAGCCTCTTGTTGATTTCTAGCACGTCCTCTAGCGAAAGCTTTCTTATTCTTAGAAATGTCTCCTTGCTTAACTGCCAGCTTGTATGCTTGAGGAGTGAATACACCATTCTCAGCACCAATAGCAGCTGCTGCTTTCTCCATCGTAGACAAGTCACCATAAGCACTGTCAATACGTCTTAATGTAGAGGTTTGATCTGGGTTTTGCTTCTTAAGGCCTTCCTTCATAGCATTGGCTGCTTCTTTTAAAGCCTTACCAACATCTTGTTGACCGGGGTCGCCCCTCATATAACTGTTAGAACGCTCTCTGAGCATTGATTCAATCTGCTTGTATGTTTGACCGTCAATCTTTGTATCTTTAGGAAGCCTATCAAAGATGATTGAATTAATCTCTTCTTGAGCTTTAACTCTATCTGCACCCGCAACAGGTGTCTTAACTGCTTTAAGGATACCTGCATAAGAAGGATAATCAAGTTTGTACGAAATCTTTCCTAAGACCTCATCATACTTCTTACCAATCACATCAGCAGTGTGTGCAATTGCATCTCTACCAATGACGTCTTCAGGAAGCTTTTCATCCACTTTACCTAATGTTCTATTGAGGAGTCCTTTGTTAAAAGAAAACAAAGCTCTTTCTTTAGCATCAGCAATGTATTTACCAACCAAGGGGATACCAGCGGCAATTGATTCAATATCTTTGAATTGTCCGCCAGCAACCATACCCGGTGTCAGTTTAACACCAAGGTCTTTCATTGTCTGTTCTGCCTTAGTGATCAGAGGGTTAAGCACCTTACCAGCTGTCTTTGCAAGGCCAGCACCTAGTGTACCAAAAGCGCCTCCCACAGCTGCTTGGGAAAGCTTATCCTCAGTAAAGCTAGAGTCTTCCGTAGGTGCTGTAGGCTGTAAAAGGCCTTGAGCAGCCCCTGTGAGCGCTGCTTGTGTTACTGGTACAGCAGAGAGACCTCCAGCAGCATAACCAGCTGCTAAGTTAGCAGGGCTTACAATGTTGCCACCGATACGTGCCCAATCAACACCGTCCTCACCTGCTGCCCTACGCTGGGCCATATATTGTTCTTCTCTTTGTGGTACAACATTCTCGGAGAAAGCTCTAGCAGAAGCAGCTACAGGTCTTCCCATAATAGAAAGACTTTCTGGGGCTTGTTCTAACACTTTACCAACGAGCTGACCTGCTCCATACACAGGATCCATCAAGCCTTGAACAAAGCCTGAAGGAGCCTTTTGTTGTGGAAACTGTTGAGCCAACACAGCTTGGATTTCTGCATCAGACATATCAGAAGGGAAGGCAAGTGTTTCATTGCCTACTTTTACATATTGATTTTTATCTGCCATATTATTCAAATCGTCCTGTGGCTCGGTTCCATGTTCTAACCTTGGGCTGTGTTACAGCTTCTGTAGGAAGTGGGTTTCCTTGTTGAATAGCTTTCTGCTGCTCCTGAATAGCCTTGATGTTCTTACTAATCTTGTCTTCTGCCTTAGTCAGCATGTTTTTTAATGCCTTGGGCTGTGCTGTTGTATCACCAGCATACACAGCTTGCAAATATTTCAATTCTTCAACGGTATCACTACCACCAAAGTCTTTCAAGCCCGGAATAACAACATCACCAAGGTATGATCTAAATGTTTCTGTATTAGCAAGTCTTTCTTTTGAGCCAACCTTGCCTTCAGTATAACCAGCCAGTGCTTCCATTGTTGGGCCATACTTACCAGCGTAGATGCCTTTGTTAAAGATGTCTTGAGCACCTCTAACAGCTTCTAGAGCTGTCTGTTTGCCCTGAATCTCGGCAATCTTTTTACCCACATCTGTACCGCCAGCTTCGGCTGCTTTCTTAGCTTGAGCACCTGCCATAGCTGTTGCCAAAGCACCGGGCAAGGCAGCAAGGCTATCTTCCATTGATTTACCAGCAACACCAAGATCTTTTACAATCTCGCCTGTCTGTGAATCAATCAAGAGGTTTCTTCCATTAGCTTTAACAACCTGTGTCTTTGCTGGTTGATCTCTCAGAGCCCTCTCAGCCAAAGCATTCTCTTTAGCTGTTCTAGCAGCTTCCAAGGTCATTTGACTCTGAGCAGCTTGCACCTTACGAGCAGCCTGAGCTGCTTGCATAGCATCTTGAGACAAGCCTCTAGCACCAAGCTCTTGAGCCAAGGCTGAATACATCTCTGAATCGTCTTGTAAGCCTAAGCCTTGCACCTTAGCCATAGCCTCTTCAATGCCTCTAGCACGGGCTTCTTGAGGGGCTTGACCACCAAAGAGCCTACCACCAGCATAGCCTAACATAGTGCCTGCGTTGCCTCCTAAAGAAGCTACTTGTTGTAGCAGCCCTTGGCTTCCCATTTGTTGCGGACTGACCATCTGGCTGTCCAAATAGTTTCTAGCTACCTCTTTAGAGGAAGGCATATTGAATAGTGTTAAAACATCGCTTGCCATATTATTCCTTAAACAAGACCAATCAACTTAGCAGTTTCAGCGTCCATGCCATAAGCAGAACCACCACCGCCTGCACCAGACGTAAACATACCACTAAAAGGGTTGTTAAACTTTGTGTAGTCAGTATTATAAGCACTCTTAACAGCGTTCTGTGCAAAGTTTGCTTGTGACACCCCACCAGCAAGGTTGGCATTAGCAGAAGCCATGCCTCCTTGTAACAAAGCATTTGCTTGAGCGTTACCTGATACGCCTGCTTTGTTGCCGATGTCAGCACCCATAGTCAAAGGCATCATACCAAGCTGTTCAATACCAGCACCAGAGGTGAACAAGCCTGTACCACGAGAGATGAGCTTATCAATCATGTTCTGTCCATACTGTGTACCAGCTGCACCAATCTCAGCATTAGCTCTCTCACGAGCCAAGTTCAAGCCAAACTGGTCTGGATTAACCAAGCCTTGTCCATCACCACCTACATAGCCTGAAGACAGGCCTAAGCCAATACGGCCACCACCAAGCATCTTCTGACGCAAGGCCAAGTCTTCTGCTTGTCTTGTAGGAGCAAGGAGGCCCATTTGCTGATCAACATATTTCTGTGCTTCAGCTTGTGGGTTGGTGCTACCTAGTTGTCCTAGAGCTTGTTCTGCTTGCCCATAGAGCTGATCTCTAAAGGCTGCTAAGCGTGGGTCAATGTCATAACCAGCTGTGCCTTTCTCTGTATCAAAGAAGCCCTTACCAAAGCCTGTTGTAAGACTGTATGGCTTAAACTTAGCTGCTTCTGCTGCAATCTTAGCAGCTTCTACGTTGGCTTGACCAGCTGCTTCTGCTGCCCCTACGCCTGTGAAGGCCTTGATGGTATCTGTTAAAAACCCCATATATTTATTCCTTATTAAGCTGTTCGTTTCCAAACGTATGCAACTACGTATGGAGGTAAGTTAGCGTTAGTGCCAGATGAGCCTGTTGAGTTAGCTGTGTGTGAATGAGCTGCTGCAGCATACTGTTTAATATCCCCTGTCAATCCACCACCTGAAAGAGAAGAATCGGCAGTATTACCAGTAAAACTAAACACACCGCTTGGGGCTATTCCACTACGATTAGCTGCGTAGAAAGTACCGCTGCCTTGACTGTCCGTAGTGTGGGTATGGCTTACAACAATAGCATCCTTACTACCTCCTGTCTCGCCTACAGTATCAAAGGCCGCGTCTCCTGAGTCAAGACCAACAACAACACGACCTGTAATAGCAACCCATGTACCAAAGCCAAGCAATGTAGCAGGGTTTGTACTAACAGCAATATTGGTGTAAATGGTTCCTACTGGATATAGCACTTGCAAAGCTGTCTGTACAAAAGCTGTTGTAGCCAGCTGTGTAGTGTTGTTTAGTGCTGTAGCTGTAGGGCCTGTAGGAGTGCCAGTGAAGGCAGGAGAAGCACTGTTAGCCTTGGTAGCAACGGCTGTAGCAATGGCATCAAATTCATCATCCAGCTCTGTACCCTTGACACGCTTCAATGGATCACCTACTGATAAGGAGTCCTTGGTGTCAAACGATGTGAGTTTTGTGTAATCAGACAATTGTTGTCTCCTTAATAATTCTTACCAGTTTTAACGAATACATCAAGCTTCTGAATGCTCAAAGGAGCACCATTCACTTCTGCTTCAAATCCAATTTGTATTGTCTTGCCTGCCCCACCAACAGCTGTCTTAGCATTCTCAATGAACACACCAGAGCTGTATTCAGCAATGTTATATTCAGCAATGTTGTATTCAGCATATTGCCCTGAAGAGATGACAATGGGGTAGGAGTTGTATGTGTTAGAGAAGTCAAAGCCCAGCTTAGCCACCATACGTTGTCCACCACCACCAATAAGCACAATGCCTAAGTTCTTAGCAATCTTGTTGGTTGTAGGCTGCTCAAAGTTGAAGTGGTTGGTGTAATAGGTGAAGGTGTATTTAACACCATTATCTTGATAACCAAAGTATTCACCAATGCCATTAACCTTACCAACGTACAGCACACCACTTCTGCATGACAACAAGGCATAGCCCTGATAGCCTAGCCAAGAAGTGATACGAGCTGAGCCGTCTTCCAGAGGCTTTCTCAAGTCAATACAATAGACAGCAGGAGAAGCAGTAGAAGGAAAGCTAAGCAGATAGAAGGCATACTTCTCTGAATAGCAGCTTCTCACCTCATCCATGTTAGTTGCTTCAATGTATGAGAACACATCATCACGGACATTAGCTGTCAAGTCTCTCATAGGCATACTCTTCTCTTGAACAGTACGGCCTAAGCTTCTAACACCAGAAGCAGACAAGAACAACACATCGTTGCCTGTCTTTTGAAGGGAGTCTCTAGCAATGCAGCCCACACCGGGCAACACATCTGCTACAAACATTGTAGAAGGATCAGAGAAATTATCATCATTACCACGTAACATAACAATGTTCTGCTTAAAGAACACCAAGATGTAGCCGTTATGTGCAGCAATGCCTACAAT